TGTTAAGAATGTAACAAGTGATCCAAATGCTACAACGACTGCGCCAATACCTGATGCAATGAGTGCCTTTGTCAATAATTTCCATGAGCCAGACAATGTAGTCACACTTTTTGCAGAAGCAATTACAGAATTTTTCAATAGTCGAAGGCTTCCAGAAACATCATTTATTGAAAGACCAAAGACTTTATAATCTTTGATAGATCTGTTTATGACATCGAGACTTTCTTTCTGCTCCTTAGTGAGTTGCTTTTGTGTCTTTGTCAGTTTATCTGTTGACTTGGCTGATTTGTCTGTCGCACTCGCATTTTCCTTCATCGTCTTGGAAATTTCACCACCTGCTTTGTCAACCTCTTTTTCAAGTTGCTGAACAGCAGCAACCATGTCCGAAGATTTCTTCAGAAACTCACCATCATCAAACTTGATGCTATAAACTAAATCTGCCATTGTTTAAAATTATTTGACAAATAAACAATCCAAGTCATTATCAAACAATGACTTTGTATGTATTATTAAAGTCGAGTTATTTCATTGAATTGAATGGCTAAGAGGTTCTTTGAGCCTCTTTTTTCTTTTCATAGATATACTCTGCCTCCTTAAAAGAAGTCAATAATTGTTCAAGAGGCATTCGCTCAAGATCAGAGCGATCATCTGGCAGAACAGACAATGCAAATCGCATCAGTCTTTCTAAATTTAGTAACACATTGAACTTGTCAGGATTTAATGAAGCCTCTTTGTTATTCTCTTTAGTTACAGGTTTTGAATTTGCTGGGTAAAATTGAGCGATTCTTCCGTTAACAATTTTAATCGCCAAAATACTGCAAAAAAAAAGTCTTTCGGATAGATATCTCTGCGCCAATCATTGACCTTTTCTTCAGCAATTCTGGCATCCCAAACAGTATAATCTTCATCATTCCTAAGAATGAAAAAAGTGCAAAATTCCATGTACCTGTCATAATTCTGAGCAGCCAATTTCTCAGGATTAAAGCCTTCCATTGACTTTACAAAATCGGCTATCTTCTCAAAAGCAGACATGAATGATTCTTTGTGTGTGCCATCTTGACCTTTCTTCATCTCATTATATACATCATAGATGAACTTGGCAGCATCTTCCAGCTTCACACCTCTGGTGATCTCACTTTGCAACTGTGAGAACTTAACTAACCTGTTATAAGGCATTTCAAGTGGTGCGATGTAGTATTTGTTCCCATTCGATTCAAATACTCCTTTCTCAAAGTCAATGCGTTTTAAACTCATATGTCAATACTTTTGATATGACAGCACCAAAAAGAATTGCATAAAAAATCATTGCAATTGATGTGTCATCATAGAAGATAAAAAATTTGTTGTGCAAGTACCACAAGAGCGCAAGTTGTCCAGACAGACAAGCTGCACAGTCAAATAGAACAGTATTTACCTTTTTGTTTCTTGTGATGTACTTTTTGAAGTAGAACTCAGCGAAATCAAATATTTTGCCCGGCTTAGTCATCAGATGAATCCAAGCTGAAGCAATGACTCCGCAAGTGATGGCATAAAAGATCATGTGTATGAATAATTTTTACAAGCTATCTCTTCACCAACAGCAACACTATCCATGCAAGAGACATCGCCTTTTATATTGAAATTAAATGTTATGGTTATAGCAAGGTAAGGATAATAAAGCAGACGTTCTAAGTTATTATAATTGTATTTTGCAAACTGCTCCTTCGTGATGTCATCAGTCTCGATCTCTGTCAGCTTCACCTCAAAACGTGCGCCATCTGATGATTTTACAACCTTGAAGATGTTTAATATATCATTTATGAATGGACTCTTTGTAGTTGTTTGATCAAGACCAATCTTCTGAAGATTTACCCATGTAAAAAGTCGAACAGGTGTGTCAAGTGAAACATCACCAACACGAAAAGAATCACCAGCATCTGTCGTTGATCCAATTTGCTCATAATACATCAGAGATTTTGTGTTGCTATCTGGAACAAGTGCCTTATATACGCCACCATTCCAACATTGCTCAAAATTGCAGAACTGAGACACCGGGTAGCGAGAACCATCGTCTGAAATAGATGGATTGCTGACAATGTGTGTCAAGCCTCCATAATTCTCAACCCATGCAAGAGATGTGAGATCACTTTGAAACTGTGCAATTGCTTTGTTTATCATTTTGTTACGTTTATGCCTTTTCCCATAATCCAAAAGATGACTTGTCTATCTTCTGTTATTTCTATTCTGAACAGACCTTCTTCTGCCCATTCTTTGAGCCATTTCAACGCCTTACTTTTCATGCAAAATACTTTTTTATAAGTTCATCAAGATATCCTTTGTAATCGTTTGCCAAGTTGTCTGCTTCTTCTTTGTTTAATGCAACCAAGTTTCCTTTACTATCTTCAAACCTTTTATTATGAATACCAAAAACCTTTTTGCGATCACCAGAAACAGGCTCTGCTTTTATAGTCACAGAATCGCCTGTGACATCAGTTATCTGTGGCAAGACCTTTCTCCACATCTCACCAGTTTGAGTAAAATTTATCAAAGGAAATGATGTCGTTGATTTTCTGCCAGTACGTTGCTTGAATCTCTGCGTTGATTGTGCATAAGTTCCGAATGGCGATCCTTTTGAGGATTGACCTGTGTCAATGACTCGCTGTTTGGCAATGTTTATCTGCGTAAATGATGCCTTCAAAGCGATTTCTGTTCTCTTGTTTTGCCATTCCTCTGAGAACAGCTTCAGTTTTTCTGCAAATTGTCTTGCTGTCATGTTTTACAAATCTAATAAAATAAGTTAGACATATATTAAATTAATTTCGTATATTTATCAAACTTTAGTTCAATGAGTAATACAAAAAGATACTCAAACAGATTGATAAATCCATTGTTTAACAAGAACAATGCGATCAATTTTGCTCTTTTATTCTGGATATCAGCAACAAAGGAACACCATCCAACACGCTCTGTCAATGACTTCATGCGTTTTCTTAATTGGGATGAAGATGATTTTCCGATGGATTCTCTATTGCGCCAATATCCAAGAACACGAACTACATTTCTGAAAAACGTCAAAGCAGCATTTGAAGTCAATGATATTATCAATAAAAGACTGAGAAAGAACTGGGTGGAATATACTTTCTCATTTTGGCGTGATGCTCGTATATTTTATGGAGAACTTGGAGATCACATTGACACATATCTTGATTTTCTGCAACTGAAACACACAGCATTAATAGACACATATGACATTGTTCTCGATTATGTTCAGTATTATCTGCACAAAGATGTGACATATGGATTGGTTGATGACTTTATATTCCCAAATGATCTCGACAACTTATAGAATGACCAAAAAAGAAAAAAGTAAATTATTGCAAAGCATATCAGCCGCAAATCTTGAAGCATATAACAACAATTATGAAGAGTGCATGAAGTGGCTTAGATGGGCAGCATTATTAATCAAAAAACACACAGAAAATGACAATCAATGAAATGTATTCAGCAAAAGAAATGCTTGAAGGAGAAATTCAAGACCTGATTGCAGAATTTATGATCAAAACTCATGTCAGATGCGGAGGTGTTACAATCAAGACAACAGAGTTCAATGGCAAAGAAACTATTGTATCAGTTAATGTTTTAATAAAATGAGTAAAGTATTTGATTTATCAATGTTGAGGATCAATCCTCAAAACCCATTTCCATTTTCTGGATCAGATGCAGATTGGAATGATTTTAAAAAGAAGTTAGACAGAGACCCTGAGTTTTTAGAAGCAAATAAAATAGCATATGACTCATCCAGAGACAACCTTCTTATAGCGGGAAACAAAAGGGTTCAAGCATTGCGTGAACTTGGATGGAAGTCAATACCATCAAAATATGTAATCGATTGCAAAGATTGGAGTGAAGAGAAGCGAGAACGATATATCTACGCATCAAATTGGAATATAGGACAATGGTCAATTGAATATGCAGATGATGAAATGGCAGAGGAGTTTGGTATTGAATTTGATCAAGAAAATGACCGAAACGAGGAATACCAAGAACCTGAAGAACAAGAATATGATATAAATGCTAATTGGTTTTTAAATATTCGATTCACAAATGAAGATGAATGTCAAAAACATTATGAAGAATTTATTGAAAAGGGATTAGATGTTAAAATAGTACAATAATGAAATTGAACCATGAATATTTAGTTGAGTTACAATCCGAAATACCAAATTCCTTTAGGACTAAAATGGCTTGTGATTCTTTGGATATTAATATTGAAGAAAAATCAAAACATAAGCTTTTGATTGAAGGAATTAAAGTACCAAATGATTGGTCAATAGGACTTATTTTAGGTGCAAGTGGGTCTGGGAAAACAACACTTGCCAAAGAAATTTTTGGTGATGATTGTTTTGATGATACAATCAATGAATCTAAACCTATAATTGATCAACTTCCTAAAGACTTAAAATACAATGATTGTGCAAATTTGTTGAGTGGAATAGGGTTAACTTCTGTTCCTTGTTGGGTTCGTCCAGTTTACACTTTATCGAATGGGCAAAAAGCAAGAGCAAAAGCGGTTTTGCAAATGACAAAAAACAAAGATATAAGTGTAATTGATGAGTGGACTTCTGTTGTTGATAGGCAAGTGGCAAAAGTTATGTCTCATTGCGTTCAGAAATTTGCTCGAAGAAATAAAAAGAAAATTGTTTTGTGTAGTTGTCATTATGATATTTTGGAATGGTTAAACCCAGATTGGGTTATTGATTGCAATGATCAAAAATTCTATAACCGAGATTTAAAAAAAAAAGAGAAGAACAACTTGAGTTTACTATCAAAGAAATCAGTAAAGACTCATGGAGGTATTTTAGCAAGTATCATTATTTAAGCAAAAGATTGCCCGGAGGAAAATTGTACTTATTTGGTTTATTCGATGGAGAAAAACAAATAGGGTTTCAATGTTTTGCAAACTATGTTCCAATAAAGAAAAACATGATTCCAATATATCATAGCAATAGAACTGTAATCCATCCAGATTATCAGGGATTTGGATTGGGGTTAAAGTTGATAAATGCCACAAGTAAGTTCATGAAAGAAAATTATAAATACAGAATCATGGCTAAATTTTCATCATTACCGATATATAAATCAATGAGTAAAAATTCTGATTGGAAATTATTGAAGGTATTGAGAACTAACGGTAAAATGAAAACTGGAGGCAATTATGGAAGGAATCGTGGGCATAAAGCAGGTAAATTTGGAGTAGGAGGATTTAGGGAAGGAGGAGTAAGAACATTTTCTTTTGAATATTTTGGGAAATAACTCAAATAAATTGACTAAAATGCTAATTGTCTTTAAGTTGTGTGTATTATTAATTATAAAATCATTTAACATAATGGCACACAATTTGAATTTTAACGAACAAAAAAACACTTATTCATTTGCTACTGCAAAAGAAAAAGCATGGCATGGGTTAGGACAAGTCACAGAGGGATTAATGACAACTGCCGAAGCATTGGAATTAGCAAATCTTGATTACAATGTATCAAAAACTCCGAATTATATTAAAACACAGGAAGGAGATTTTATTGAAAGCGGTTCATTCTCTACCATTAGAACAGACAGCAATGAAATACTTGGGAGCAAATTAGGTAAAAATTATACTGTACTTCAAAACAAGGAGGCATTTGAATTTTTTGATATCATAGTGGGAGAATCTGAATCTATTATTGAAACAGCAGGATGCTTAAGTAATGGATCTACAGTATTTATAACTGCAAAAATGCCTGCTCACATAAAAGTCATGGACGATTGCATTGATCAGTATTTATTAGTTTCTAATTCACATGATGGGACAAGTGCTGTTAATGTTCAATTCACTCCAGTAAGAGTAGTTTGTAACAACACGTTAAATGTTGCTTTAAGAAACTCGAAAAATAAAGTATCCATTTCTCACACAAGCAATGTTAAACAAAACTTAGCAGCAGCACAAAAAATTCTTGAAATACAAAATGCTTATAAAATAGAACTGGAAGATTGTTTTAATGCAATGCAGCAAAAAACAATGTCTGAGCAAGAATTTGATTTGTTTTTAGTCAACCTTTTAGGCGATGAATCGCAACGTGCTAAGTATAATGATGGTTTTTCTCATCATGAAGCATTATCAAAATCAAAAAACAAGGTTATTGAAGAAATAAAAGATTATTACCACAATGGTATAGGACAAAACACTCCTGATGCTTTAAATAGTAATTATGGAGCTTTTAATGCCATAACAGGATATTTGCAAAATGTCAAAGAATATAAGTCGCCAGAGAAAAAATTTAAAAACATTATGAAAGGTACTGGTTCTCGATTGGTGCAAAATGCTTTTAACCTATTAAATGTTTAATGATGAATTTTGAAATAGGCGAAATAGTAAAGTGGCAACTCAATTCTAAAATAGAATGCAAGGGGATTTATAGAAGTCTCCTTGCTAACAATAAGTCAGAAGTGATATTAACTCAACACGGTGAAAGGTACACCAGACTTAAAGTAATTGTCAATAACAACATATTAAGCAGATGATTCATGTAATTTATGTAAAAAAAAAATGGTTTGATTTGATCGCTTCTGGGGAAAAGAAAGAAGAATATCGAGAATTGAAACCATATTGGCAAAAGCGATTGTTAAAATTTAAGAAAAGAGATTTATTGAAATTCAAAAATGGATATAATAAAAATTCAGATTCATTAATTGTAGAATTTAAAGGATATACTATAAAAAAACCAAACTCATTATGGACTGAAATTGATAATATTTATAATGATTGCTATGCAATACATTTGGGGGAAATAATATCATGGGATAAATAATGGGTTAATTTTTTTGCAAACGAAAAACAAACGTAATGGGTGGAGGACGTGGAAATATAACACCAGAGGATAATACGAATGGGTTTCAAAAGAATCCTCAAAACATAAACAGAAAAGGGCGCAAACCATCATTAAAGAAGCAACTTGAAAAGGTAGCTCTATCAGATGGGTGGTTGACGTTTGACAAGAAAGATGTCCAGATACTTGACAATAGCATTAAGGTCAAAGTCCCTAAAGAAGAAGCAATGGCATTGAAGATGTTTCAGATTGCAATGGGCAAAAACCCGAATGCTGCTATGAATGCCATCAAGTTATATTTGGAGACATTTGATGGCAAGGCGAATCAGAACATAAGGATTGAAGATAAAAGACCAAGCAAGGAAGACATTCTTGCAGAGATCAAAGAAATCGACAAACTGCTCAAAGAAAAGGATGGCAAATGATCTGCTTGACAGAAAGCTGCAATTACTGAAATGGCTTCGCATTGATGAGTGCAGAGATGACTATTTCACATTTTTAAAGTATTTATTTCAGAATAAAGATGTAGTGTGGAACTGGCATCATAAATATGCGTGTGGTGTCTTGCAAGAGTTTGTTGAAGGTAAGCACAGCAATCTGATGATCTTCATGCCTCCACAACATCAGAAGTCAACGATGTTGGTTGAATTTCTTGTTCCATATGCGCTTGGCATTAATCCAAATGAGCAGATCATTCTTACTATGTACAACCAAACCAAAGCAGCTGAATACAACAGAAAGATTCAGCGCATTATGACAGATGAAAAGTATTCAGATATATTTCCAGAGACAAGATTGAACGATAGGAATGTGGTTACTGATGCGAGAGGTCAGTATGTGCGAAATTCAGAGAAGTTTGAAGTGGTAAACAATCAAGGCTTTCTGTATTCTGTTGGTGTAAGTGGTGGTATTGCAGGAACTCCAGCAAAGATGGCACTCATGGATGATGTCATCAAGAACTATGAGGAGGCTTATTCACCTACATACAGAAATCGTGTTTACAATTGGTACACCGATGAACTTGAGTCGAGATTGCACAACGATTCACGAGTGGCATTCACGATCACACGAAGACACATGGATGATCTTGCAGGGCGTTTGCTTGACAGAGATGGCACAGTTGAAGAGGGAGGCAAGTGGAAAGTTGTCACCATACCAGCAATAAAAGAAACGAACGAAAATGCTGATGATCCTCGCAAGATAGGAGAAGCATTGTTTCCGCATCTTCACTCGCTTGAAAGACTTGAAGAAATAAGAGATAAGAATCCAAGAACATTTGCTTCATTATATCAGCAACGACCTGCACCGACAGAAGGCGCAATCATCAAGCGTGAGTGGTTTAAAAGCTATGATAAAAGGTCTGTAAACATCAATAATTTGCGATCTAAGACACGAATTTACATTGATGGTGCATATACATCAAACAAAGCGAATGATCCATCAGCAATCGTTGTATATGCGATGATAAATCGAAAGGTACATATATTGCGATCGTTTCAAGAGTGGCTTGAAGCACCAGAACTTTTGAAGCGTATACAAGAGATCATTGCAACGTATGGCAATGAGAAATATACAAGAGTGATGTTTGAACCAAAGGCATCTGGAAAGACACTCAAGCAGATTCTTGCTTCTTCAGGTATTCTTGCCAAAGAAGATAAAGCACCCACAGAATCAAAGGTGACACGAGTTGAAGTCATCACACCATTCCTTGAACGTGGCGAGGTGTTATTGCCGAGCAATGAAGCTGATCAAACATGGGTCAACGCATTTATTGACGAGTGCATCACGTTTCCGAGTGGCAGAGATGATCAAGTCGATTGCTTGAGTGCTATCTGTCGCATTGAACTTGCAACTGCTCCAGCAATACAATGGAATCAATCAACTATGCGAATATGATCAAATTGTGCGCTTTATTCTTCATTATAAGCTGTTCAGCCTGTTATCCTAAAACATACAAGGCAAAGCATCATGAGTTTGAGATCGTTGTTCTAAGAAAGCGAGGTGATCTTATTGAGGTTGATCACAATGGTGTCATCTATTGTCTTGACAAAAGAATCTTGAAAGATTTTCATCAGATATGATGCGATCTATTTTTTTTTATAAAAAAAGTATGAATTCTTTTTTTTTATAAAAAAAA